AGGGATAGCCTGAACCGTATCGAAGGCGACCTTCGCGAACTGCGGAAGCGGATTGATGATCACGTTGAATGGCATCTTGACAACTGAGGGAGCGGCTATGTGGTCTGGGAAGTTTTGGCGTGATGCGATTGAGCGAACGGTTAGGACGATGGCGCAGACCCTGTTGGCGTTGCTTGGTAATCAGGCGGTGAATGTTGTGGCCCTTGACTGGGGGCAGATGCTGAGCATCACGGTCGGTGCTGGGGTTGTTTGTGTGTTGACTGCAATTGTTGCCACCGGTATGGGTGATCACGAGTCTGCGAGTTTCCATGATGCGTCCGGAGTTTGATGTGGCTGAGATATCCTTGAACGGCTGGCCCGTTATTCAATCTTCGACCAACACCCTGCTGCGTACCGGGAGCGTGCCGGGTACGAATCGCAGGCTGACGACGCGTAAGGAAGCGCTGCCGTTGTTTCTGGCGATCGCTGCTGACTGGCATCGGTGGATTCATCCAATAGACGAAGGCCCGGTGGATACTGGCGGCTATGCGAACCGCGACGCCAGAGCAGTCCCGGGCCGCAAGTCGAATCACGCATCAGGCACCGCGATAGATATTGACTGGAGTGGGGTTGGTGCGCCGACTGCGCGTAACCGTATCTTCTGGCGGTCGAAGGAAGCGCAGATGAAACGGATGCTGAAGATCTATTCAATCATTAAATGGGGTGGGGATTGGTCCCCGGCGTATTGGGATCCGATGCACATCGAACTGGCCCCGGGTACGAACCTTGGGAATGTCGCTTTCATAACGCAAAAGTTAGGGATCAGCCACGACGGCGAGCGGAGTAAGAATAGGTTCGGGCTACCAATCGGGACGCCGTGAACCTAGAAAAAGCCTTCAACGATCACGAAGCGCTGCAGCGCGGTGGGGTCTGCACGATCTGCAAGGCGCTCGACGAGCTGCCCGAAGCCGACGCGAACGCGCTGCGGGCCGCCCTCGCTGACCGCGATCGCTTTAGCGGCGTCAGTATCGAGCGGCTGCTACGCGCTGAGGGTATCCACGCCGGGACTGGCGCCGCGAATCGGCACCGGCGGGCGGAATGTAAATGAGCCTGGGCGACCGGCTAGCCGAACTCGCCGACGCTGGCAGCACTGTCGACCAGATCAAGGGCGCCCCCGCTGGCTGGGAACCGGGCGTCAAATATGAACCGGACGGCTCAAGGATCGTCACCCTTCCACCTTCGCCGGCGCTCGCTGACGAGTCTGGCTGGGCTGAGGCGGTTCGCGGGCTCGGCGTTGACGTGCCCGACGGCTACCGGGTTCGGCTAGTCGAAGCGAAGTATGACCCGGCAGCCTGGCACCGGGACGAGGAAACCAGCAAGGCCGTCACTCGGGCGATCTGGCGGTATCGTTTCGTGGTCGAAGTGGCACCGGCGCGCATTGATGTGGCCGAGCTGCTGGCTTCGGTGAAGCGCCGGCGCAAGCCGGCAGCGCCGAGCAACATCGCTGCGGGCTACGTCTTTGCGGTCGGCGACATGCAACTTGGCAAGAGCGACCACGACGGCAGCGCCGGCACGGTGCGCCGATTTTACGATTCCCTTGATGCTGCCGTTACCCGATACAAGGCGCTGCGGAAACTTGGCCGCTGCGGTCCGGTGACTTTGCTGGTGGCTGGCGACTGCATCGAAGGCGTCACCAGTCAGGGCGGCAACCTGATCGCCCGTAATGACCTGACCCTGACCGAGATGGTCAGGGTCTATCGCCGTTTATTGGCTGATGAGGTCGCGGCCTTCGCTGAACTTGGCGACGCCGTGACAGTCGCCGTGGTGCCCGGCAACCATGATGAGGCGATACGCACCGGCAATCAGATGAGCAGCCGCTATGACGACTCGTGGGCGATTGAAGGCGCCAGCCAGGTAGCCGACGTGATGGCTGCAAAGGGCTACGACGTCGGCTGGATCTTCCCCGGCCGCGACGAGATGCACCTGACCATCGACGTGGCCGGCACCCGCGTCGGGCTGCTGCACGGCCATCAGACTCGGGGCAAGATGCAGAACTGGCTCGCAGCTAAGGCGATGAGCAGAGACGCGATCGGCACCGCCGATGTGGTGATAAGCGGCCATTATCATCACCTGCGCCTTGAGCAGATGGGGCCGACGACTTGGCTCCAGACCGGGGCAATGGATGGCGGTTCGGTGTGGTGGGCGCACAAGGGCGGGCTCGATTCGCCGCCGGCTGCGATCACGCTGGTCACCGCCGGTGGCCTTTGGTCTGGGCTGGAGATCGTCTGACGGCAAAGAAATAGCCCGCGACCTTTGATGAAGGCCACGGGCTATTTCGTTGTCAGAGCTTGCCGAGCGCTCGCCGCACCGTCATACGATCGACGCCAAGGGCTTCGGCGATCTTCGTCTCTGGCATTGTGTCGGCTGCTGATCTGATCACCGCGCAGGCTTCAAACGCAATCTGGCGCTCAGTGCTGCGGGCGTTCTTCCAAACGATGCCTTGAATCCGTAGGCGCATTTCAGGATCGCTGATTTCGCCTATGTGATACTTGAGTTCACCAAGCAGTACCAGACTTTCGGCGATGCCCATGCGGTGCCAGCCGCTCAAGAAAGACGCGGCAGCACCGTCGGTACTCTCAAACATTGTCAGATCTTGCAAGCCTTCGGCAAGGTATCGGCACGCTTCGCTGTAGGTGGCATCTTCGCGCAGCGCTTCGCGCTTGGTGCCGGAGTCGGCAAGGCCGATAAACATTTGCTCATCGTCGGCGACCCAGCACATGGGCGCGCCTAGTTGTGGTGTTTCGATGACGTAGATGCTCATTTCGTTCCTCTCGCTGGGTTGTAGTCCACATATTCGCCATCGCCTATTTGCTCGCCGGTGGCATTGACTTTGTACAGATACCATTCTGGCTGGCTACCTTCGACCCGATACCAACGTTGATCGCCATTCGCGTAAACGTGATACTGGCCAACGAATTGGCCAGTCCTTTGGTGTGTCATTAGTTCGACCTCATTACCTGAGCGGTGACGTGCTGATTCTTGCCGAACAGGATTCGCGCGAATGATTCCGCCGCTTCCCAAGTCTCGAAAGTGACGACGCCACCCTCGTCCTCGCTGTAATAGAACGGCGCAGGGTCAGCCCACTTGCTGGGGCTGATGAAGGTCAACTTGATGTAGAAAACCGGCGCCGCGTATTCGTTGCACGGGCAGATGCTTTCGTCCTCATCGCAGATGCTGCACTGTAGGTTGGTGGTCATTTCGTTCACGCCTCCAGTGTTAGGGATCGCCTGCTGATGCGTGTTGGGCATACACCACGCCGCGCCATGTATACAGCCACGGTGATTGTCTTGAATGGTGTGCTGCGTTCTCCGCGCTTAAACATTGGCGCGTTCAGCGCGTAGGTATCGCAGATCCTTGCGGCTTCCCCTCGCGTGATTAGGTCGGGTACACCTTTCGCGGTGAGTTCTGCGCGTAGTGCGGTCAATTCGCGCATCTGTACTTTGGTTAGTTTCATTTGGTTTCCCCTTCTGGTTGGTTGATCCTGATGTTTGCTTGTGCGGTGTAGACAACATCACCGGAATCGGTGCGGATGCCTACCCTTGGATTAAGCCAGTTATCTATGCCGATCCAAGTGATCGTGCCAGTGGTGCCCACGGGAACTTTCCGGCCCTTGAACACGATGACCGGGGCGTTCTTGACGATGTTGCCTGCGGCTAGGTCAGCCGCGAACTGCGCGGCAACGATGGCTGCTGCTTCTTCTTTCCATGTCGGGTTTGGTGTGCAGCGGTGTGATCCGTGAATGGTCTTGGTGTGAAGCGAGTAGTCGCCACCTTGCCATTCCCACGGCTGATCCAGATACCGCTTGCCCGACTTCGCTGTGCGCCACTGCACTTGAACTCCGCAGTCACGGCACGGGAACTGGGTGGTCATTTCGTTTCCCCTTTCAAGATTGGTGGCGGGGACCGGTTGGCCCCCGCCGGTGACCTAGATGCTTTTTGCTCTATTGATGCAGCGCTTGCAGGTGGCTTCAGTTGCTGTCGACTTGCGAACCTTGGATGGGCGGCGAACGCTTCCCATTAGATTCCCACCAAATTCGCCTAGGCCGCAAAGCGTCCAGAGTGCTTGGCCTTCACGTTCGCGGGTAATGTGCTTTGAGTTTCCTTGGCCTGCGGTAGTGATAATCATGTTCATTTGGTTCCCCTTTGTCTCGTTGGCTTCCATGTAGATGACACTACGCCTATCTGTAGACCGCGCAACACCAAACCGCCCTTCGTTACCGAATCGTTATAAAGGGGAGTCGATGGCCTGCCGATTCAAAGTCAAGGCCGGCCCCGTAGTTATTGACCTGAGCCACGCCGACCACGCCGGCCCCTGTCTCCTATATAGAAGGGCCAACGCGCTGCTTCTGAGGGCCGCTGCGGTCGCTGCTACCCTAGAAGGGGAGGAAGCCGAAGCGGAGCCTGACAAGGCCCAGATCGGCTTCACAGCCCATATTGAGCGCGCCCCCGATTTCATTGACCGCGACCTGTCCGACTATTTTGAGGAATCTCCCTAGACCGCCCCCGGGCGCTCGGCCTTTACCCCTTTGGCCTAGAGCGCTCGGGGGCCTATTTCTTTGACCTTCGGCGATTCGCCGACATTTTCGAGCGCTTCGGGTATACGTTACGCACACCCGGCAGCGACCTGCCGCCGCTGTCGGGTCCAAACAAAGGGGAACGAAATGAGTCAAGATCTGATCGTGTTCACCGTCGTGATGGTGTTCACCGGCTTCGGCGTTTTCTTGGGGTATTGGTCGGGCGTCAGCAAAGCTGAGGCCGCAGCCGCCGCAAGGATTGACCACCTGCTAGACGAATTAGACGAGGCTTGCGAGACGATCGCCGACATGCTCGAAACTTCGGCGATCTCTCGCCACCCGTCTGCGCGCTCGCTGTCCTTAGTTAAGGATGGAGCGTGATCCTGCTCGCCGCTTTCGCTGCGGGCTTCGCTGTCGGCGCGTCATCGATGATCTTGATGCAGCGCCGCACCGCAGCCAGGCAGCACCGCGACCGGCTGGCGATTGTCCGGCACCGGGCAATGATCAGGGTGCTTGGCAAATGATGCGGGCCATCTTTGAACTTGGCCTGCTGCTGACCGTCATCTGTTGCTTCATCATCATTTACATTGACCGAAAGGAACCGAAATGAACATGCCTATCCCTCACAGCTCTGGGGCCGAGTGATGGCCGCCGCAGCCCTCGCGGTTGCGCTAATCCTTGCGCCCGTTCCATCCGATCCACAGCCGCAAGTCCCTGCGCAGTTGCAACTATTTGCGCCGAAGTCGGCTGCTTTAATGTCTGGCACCAGATTGCCCTACCGTGGAAAGTATTGGCGCGACGAGCAGGCCGACTTCACGCGCTGCGTTCTGGAACGCGAAAGTAACGGGCACTGGTATTCGACGAACCGCGCCAACGGCTACTTCGGCGCCTTCCAATTCAATAAGGCGCTCGCCGTTGGCGCGTCATGGATGATGCGCGACGAGTTGCGGGAGATGTACGGCCACAAGGTCGGCACCTTGGTTAGTCAGCAACTTCGCGCAACCGAGATGCATAAATGGGTGCCACTGTTCCAGCAGATGGCGTTCGCGACTGTGCTGAACTGGCGCGGCGACTACAGTGGCGTGCAGCATTGGAACGGCGGGCGGTGGACCTGTGGCTAATTTTACCGACGATGGCCGGGAGATCCTTGCCGCTGAACATTCGCAACGCTGCTGCGAGTGCACATTTCTAATCGCAGCCGGAGATCCAATCGTGATGGACAAGTGGGGCTGGGTTCACCCGCTGTGCACCGTCGGAGATGATGCGGCGTGAGAGACGTGGAGCGGCGTAGTCCTAGCCGGCAGGTGTCAATAAATATCCGCATGTCTGTCGAACAGCGCGAAGAACTGCGGAAGCACGCCGCGGCCCAAGGGGTCGCCGTTAGTGACCTAATTCTGCGTCTTATTGCATGGACGAAGATAGGACTCTGGGCAGACGGCGATGATGCGGCGTGAAGGCCACGATTCTTGTCGGAGACGTTCGCAAACGACTATCAGAGATTGTCGATGGAAGCGTGCAGACCTGCATCACTTCGCCGCCTTATTGGGGCCTGCGCGATTACGGCCATGACGATCAGATCGGCCTTGAACAAACGCCAGAGGCTTACGTTGCTGAGCTCGTTGACGTGTTCCGCGAGGTGCGCCGCGTTCTTGCCGACGACGGCACGCTATGGCTCAATCTCGGAGACTCATACGCGGCTGCGCGTGGAGGCACCTACCAGCCCGCAGAGACATTGGCAGGCGGCACGTCTGGACGCATGGACGACGGCAGCATTGTCAACCGTGGCCGAACTGAGAACTACAGCCCAAGCCGCAACGCGACCGCGATCGGACTCAAGCACAAGGACCTTGTCGGAATCCCGTGGCGGGTGGCCTTTGCGTTGCAGGCTGACGGCTGGTGGCTGCGCCAAGACATTATCTGGGCCAAACCAAACCCAATGCCGGAGTCGGTGACCGACCGCTGCACCAAGGCGCACGAATACCTGTTCTTGCTGACGAAGTCGGCTCGCTACTACTACGACGCGGCGGCTGTAAGCGAAGGTGCGATCTCATCTGGCGAGTCTCGCGGAGGTGGCAAGAAATACAGCAGCGAGGCGGGCGGAGTCGCCATCATCGGCGACAAGCACAACCTAGACAAGTACGGAACTACACCGGACACGCGCAACCGCCGGTCCGTCTGGACCATCGCCACCAAGCCTTTCTCCGGCGCGCACTTCGCTGTCATGCCCGAGGCGCTGGTCGAGCCTTGCATCTTGGCCGGCTCGCGCATAGGCGACTCAGTGCTTGACCCGTTCATCGGCAGCGGCACGGTCGGAGTCGTCGCACTCAAGCATGGCCGCGACTTCATCGGGGTAGAGCTGAACCCAGAGTACGCGGCACTTGCCGAGGGGCGAATCCACGACGACGGACCGCTATTTAACGAGGTCGCAGTCGCATGAGCCAGCACCGGAAGCATCGCGGTTACGAGAGCCAGCGCATCGTTGCCGAATATCTGCGCGCTCGTGGATGGCCGCACGCTCGCAGCGTTGGCGCCGGGGGGTCTGGCAGCGACATCGTGGAGGTGCTCGACATTGATGTTGAAGTGAAGGCGCGGCGTGGCTTCGATCCGTTGGCAGCTATGCGTCAGCAGGAGGCCCGCAACGATGGGCGGCTACCGTTCGCGGTGCTGCGCATGGATGGCAGCGGGCCGGCGTCAATACCGGGCTGGCCTGTCGTCATTCGCTTCGATGCCTTCGTTGATTTGTTAAGGGCCGCCGGCTATGGGGGCAAGGAATGAAACTTTGCATTGCGGATCCGCCATATTTAGGCCGGGCAGCCGTTTGGTACGGCGACGGTATGACAAAGGGACAACTATCAAAGAAAGATGGAGGAACTTCAAAAACTGGGGTCAGACCGGCAGACAATAACCCCGAAGCACATCTTTGGGATGACATTGAAAAACACAGATCATTAGTCAATGATTTGATAGATAACTTTGATGGGTGGGCGATCGCAATGGCCCACGATAATCTGCGTGACTATTTACCATTGATCCCAAATACGATTCCTATTCGCATTGGCATTTGGACGAAACCTCAGGCAATGCCTAGCGGCGCCAGAGTAATGAACGCATATGAACCTGTTATTTTGCGGATACCGGAAGGACGGCGCGCTTCAAAGGGGCACAAGATATTTCCTAGGGATAGCGTCAGCATTTCCAGATTAAACAATGGTTTCCCCGGCGCTAAGCCGCCGGCTTGGACGCGGTGGGTTCTGGACATGCTCGGATATGATGCCCAATCTGATGAAGTCGATGACTTATTTCCCGGCTCTGGCGCCATTAGTGCAGAGTTGGCCCAATGTTCACTGATATGAAAAGGGGAAGCACCATGAAAGAGATCGACGACATCGCGGGCTGGCTTGACCTGCTGCGCGAAGCGACGCACCGCAAAGGTATCGAAGATGAGCAGATCAAGATGTGCCGGGCGAAGATTGAGGAAGCGCTTGGCGAGTCGGAGATAGGCACCGTGAACGGTATGCCGGTGGTCTCGTGGCGTTGGGTGAAGTCGAATCGCCTAGACCAGACCCTCGCCAAGCAGGTGCTGACCCCGGCGCAGCTGCAAAGTTGCATGACCGAGGTCAGCAGCCGGCGCTTCGTTTTGGTTGGCAATGAGTGACCACCGGCCGGGGTGCTGGCTTCACGGCCATGACATGCGGCATGAAATAACACCGGACATGGGCCGATGCGGTTGCTTAGTCAAAAGTTTGCCAGACGAAGTGATTGACGAGGTGCCAAATGACTAGCGACCTGCTCTGTTACGACTCGCCCCTTGACAACATGCTGGACGAGATGCGCGACGTCGTGCGCTGGTATGAATCGAGCCGGCCGCGCTCACTACAGACCAGCATCGGGCCGAGCGATGCCGGCACGCCATGCGCTCGCCGGCTCGCCTATAAAATGCTGGGAGTTGAGCAGGTCAATACAGCCACCGACCCGTGGGCAGCGATCATCGGCACCAGCGTTCACGCCTGGCTAGATAAAGCCTTCAGCGATGCCAACGCGCTGCTCGCTGAGCCGCGCTGGGAAGTCTCCACCAAGATTGAGATACCGACTTACATGAGCGGCACCATCGACCTATTCGACCACGCCACCGGCACAGTGATTGACCACAAAGTTATCGGCGCAACAGCGATGGCAAAAGTGAAGAAGGGGATCACCTCAGAGCAGTATCGAACTCAAGGCCACCTGTACGGCCTTGGCCTGATCGCTGCGGGCTTCAACGTGAAGCACATTGCCATCTGTTACTGGTCGCGCACTGGCGCGTTGAAGGATGCGCAGTACTGGACCGAGCCTTACGACGAAGCGATTGCCGAATCGGCGCTGCAACGTATCGACGCGCTGCGGATCATCACCGCGAACGGTGCCGACGCGCTCGCCGAGATACCAACCGCCGACGGCTTCTGCCTGTACTGCCCTTATTTCTCGCCAGCAAATACCGACATCGCCAACGCTTGCCCGGGCCATGTCAAATGAAAATTATAAATGAAAACTTATTTGACGTCTCCGAGCAGCAAAACTTTAGTCCTGTGCGAGAAATGAAAGTCGGACCAGCATCTGATAAAGACCTGAACGAGTTCTGTCGCCGTTGGCATTATATGAATCGGGCGGGGACAGCAATGAACATTTTTGGATTATGGGATTCTCATACCCTAGTGGGTTGTGTTTCATACAATCTCCCAACGATGCAAACATGCGCTTCAGTCTTTGGTCAAGAACGATGGAATTCAGTTATTCATATGAGTCGATTAGTTTGCGCCGAAAAAGCGCCGCGAAATACTGAGAGCAAACTTATCGCGGCCTCACTGAAGTTATTAAAGAAGAAAAGGCCGTACCTCAGATGTGTAATTACTTTTGCGGCGCAGTCTGAGGGTCACATTGGTTATGTTTATCAAGCAACAAACGCGCTTTATACGGGAACTGGTGGGGAAAATTATCATTACCGAGATCAGCAAGGTAATCCGCGCAGCACAAAGCAACATACTCGCGTTTCATTGTTACGTGCGAAAGAAATGGGTTGGGAACGGGTTCCAGACCTGCCAAAACACCGATACGTGTATCTATTAGGAAACAAGACCGAAAAGGCTGAGTCCAAAAAATTATTATTATTACCAATTCAGCCCTATCCCAAAAACTTCGGCGCAGCCAGCGCCGAGAGCAAAAACTAACCAACTAACTAGAAAAGGAAACCTGCCATGTCAGTATGGGATATACCAGAATTGCAAAGTACTTCAGCCTATGTGAAGTTCGAGAATCCGGGCGACAGCGTTACCGGAACGGTGATCAACATCAGCGCGCACAAGTGGGATGATGGAAGCGTATCGCCGCAGATACTATTGCAGACCGCCGACGGCCAGCAGACCGTGACCGCTGGCCAAGTTCGGCTGAAGGCGATGCTTGCCGAACGCCGGCCAGAAGTTGGCGACACGCTCACCATCACGCACACCGAAGTAGAAAAGCGCGCAGGCGGTAAGACGCTGAAGCTCTGGACTGTCGACGTGATGCGCAGCAGCGAAGGCGCACCGATCGTTGCAGGCGAAGCACCGAACGCCGAGCAACTCGCCGCAATGAAGTTATTGGGTATGGCTGCACCGTTCTAGTCGTATCCCCTGCGCTCGCTGACGGCGGCGACGGTTCGCGACCGGCGCAGGGACTCACCGCAACTGAAGGGCGACCACTTGACCATGACTAGCATCGCCGACCCTTACGCCGAAGCCTTCGCCGACTATTGGGCTGCCGGTTGGCGCGGAATCCTGCCCTTGCCATACGGCCAGAAAACGCCGCCGCCGGCTGGCTACACCGGCCATGATGGCGTAGACCCGTCATACGCCGATTGCCATGCGATGGCTGAGGAAGGCCCGGCGAACATCGCCCTGCGGTTACCTGCCGACGTGATCGGCATTGACGTAGACGATTACAACGGCAAAGCAGGCGGCGCGACCCTTTCGGAGTTGGTCGCGCAGTTCGGGGCACTGCCGCCGACCTGGCTCAGCACCAGCCGATCTGATGGCATTAGCGGCATCCGTATATATAAGGTGCCGCCGGGAACTGTGCTGCCGACGAAGCTCACCGGCATCGAGTTTATTCAGCACTGGCACCGGTACATCGTGGCGGCGCCCTCGCTGCACCCGGAAGGCGCCACCTACGGCTGGGTCGATGAGCGGGACGCCAGCACCGGGCAGGTGCCGATCTTCGACCAGATCCCGGCATTGCCGGCGCGATGGCTCGCTGGGCTGGTGCAACTGCCACGCGAGGCCGCGACGAAGGCTGACCTGACCGACGCCGAACTGCTGGCCACGCTCACCGGCCTACCGAAGGGCGAACCGTGCCAGCATGTGCTACGCGCTGCCGGGCTCGCTAGTGCCGGCGGTGACCGGCACGACAGTTACCTAGCCGCGGTGCTCGCCGTGGCCGGTGCTGGGCGCAGGGGTTGCCCGGGGGCGCCGGGAGTACTGGCGCGACTTGAGGAAAGTTTCGTCTCAGAGTTGACCGACGAGATCAAAGGCAGGGCGACGCGGGGCGAAGCGGTCGCCGAGTTCAAGCGGGGGCTGGTCGGCGCGTTGCAGATCATCGCCGGCGAATCTCAAGGGGCCGGATGTCCCGATGATGTGCTCGACTGGCTGGAGATCGCCACGGCGCTGCCAACCGATGAGGCCGGCGACCCGATAGAGCTCACGCCGTACGAACAGGCGGTGCACCGCCGATACGGTGAGATGCGGGTCCACGACGACGCCAAGGCGATGCTCGCTGCCGCGAAGGCCGGGCAGGCGCCCAGCCTTGACGGGCTAGCCCTTGGGGCGTTTCTTGACCAGCCGGACGAGAGCGAGCGGTATCGGGTCGAAGGATTATGGCCAGCCGAAGGCCGCGTGCTGCTCGCAGCTGCCGCGAAGTCTGGCAAGACAACAATGGTGGTTGGCAACCTGATCCCGGCGCTGGTGGACGGTCGGCCATTCCTTGGGCGGTTCGATGTTCACCCGGTTGCCGGGCGCGTCGTGCTGTTCAATATGGAGGTGGGGCCGCGAACCCTGCGAGGCTGGATGCGCCGGGCGGGCATCGCTGCCACCGATCGGGTGGAGGTGGTCAACCTGCGCGGGAAGTCGTCGGCGCTAGCGCTTGGCAGCGAACAGGGGCGGCGCAGGCTCGCCGGCTACCTGCGCGGGGAAGGCGCCGAGGTTGTCATCCTTGACCCTTTGGCCCCGGTGCTCGCCAGCCTAGGCCTAGATGAGAACAGCAACGCCGACGTGGCGCTGTTCTTCGCTTGGTGGTCTGAGGCGCTAGGGCTCGCCGAGGTCGCTGATGATCTCGTGGTGCATCACACGGGCCACGCGGGGGAACGATCGCGGGGCGCCAGCCGGCTGCTCGATGAGCCTGACGCCATCTGGACATTGACCAAGATGAAGGACATTGACGGGGATGAGGGTGACCCGATCGGGATGGCCGGGCCACGATTCTTGGCAGCGTACGGCAGGGACGTTGACCTGATCGCCGAGGGGCTGGCCTTCGATTCGGCCACCGGGGGGCTCACCTTGACGGGGAAAGGGCGGCGCGAAACTGGCGGCGGCATGGTCGAAGATCTGATCTGGGAGGCGCTGCAAGATGGCGTGCCAAGGTCGAAAAATGAGATTGTGACCCTACTCGGGAGGAAGCGGGACATCGTATTACCGGCGATAGATCGGCTGGCTGGGGCGGGTCGAATCACCGAAACTGGGGCCGGAAAATGGCCCAAATATGCAAGTGGTTCCCAGTGGTTCCCACTGGTCTCGGAACCACCCAACCAAGGTGGTTCCCGCCTTACTAGGGAACCACTTGGAATCACCACTTTACGAGGGAAGGATTTAGACGAAGTTGGGAACCACTTGGGAGACCCTTGGGAGGAAGCATGAGCGCGGTCAATAGTCGGCGGAAGGCGATCTGGGGAAGGTGTGGAAAATGCCGCGCCGAGATCATCACCGGACCAGACGCGAACCTTGCCGCGATCAACGCGCAGGCCGACGTCGTAGACCTGTCGACAAGGGGCGAACTGTTGGCGGTGATCGCCCGGCGCGAAGTTTATGAACTCGACCACGCCGACCGGCTGCACCATCGAACCGCGAAGGCGATCATCTTCGGACCGGCCGCGAAAAGTTCTAGTCTGCACGCCGCGCACACCTGCGAACCGGTCCCCGCCAATTGGAGGGCCGTAGCGGGCCTAGGTTCCAAGGTGGTGCTGGGGTGTTAAGTCCCTCCACTCCGCTGCCGTGGGCCGACGAGGCGGCCTGCGCGGGGCATCCTACGCCGGACATGTGGTTTCCGTTCCGGGATATCTACGACGCCAGCAAGCGGCGCCGCGCGAAAGAGATCTGCTTCGGCTGCCCGGTGCGCGTTCAATGCGCCGAATATGCGCAAGCCAGGTGGTGGATCGATGGCATCTGGGGCGGAATAGATGCCGAAGAGCGGCGAGAACTAAGACGAAAGGGGAGACAGTGACCTGCACCATATGTCGGCGAGGCTCAGACCTGATGGCCTGCCAGCCCTGCCAAAACGTCATGACCCGGCAGCTGGACGACCTGCTGACGTTTTACGCCCTCGCCGGCGATGAACTTATACCGGGGATCGGCGGCGACGGCAGATCAACCGAGCGCGGCCTAGGGGTGCGGATCGATGCCCTAGACTTCGTGGCCGGCTTTACCATCGTCGATGTGCTCGAACTGTGGGAGCGGGACTGGCGCGAGACCTTCGGCCTTGGGCCGTTCGGCCCGGCGAGCGAAGCCAGAGCCGCCGGCAAGGTCAATCAAGCGGCGACCACGCTGACCGAGGTCGTGCGATTCCTGCGGATCTGGATGGCCAAGGCCGCAGCCGAGCACCCGGCGATCGACGACTTCGCCGGCGAACTCCGGGGCTGCTGGCGCGAAGCCCAACGCGCTGCGAATCAGATGCCGCGCACAACTTGGCGGGTGGCCTGCCCGACCGATGACTGCGCCGCGCCGCTGTCGGTAGGCGGCCAAGACTTAGCCGGCACGGTAACCTGCAAAGGATGCAAAACGGTCTGGAGCGTCGATAGGCTGCTGCTGATCGTGGCCGCCGAAAGCGAAGGGGCGATCTGGATGGACTCCGAGACCTGCGCCATGCGCGCTGGAGTCGATGAGCGCACACTACGGCGCTGGGCGAAGGCTGGAAAGATCGCCAAGAAGGGCGGCGCCTACGATTACAAGAGCATCAGGGCTGCGATTACGGGGGCGACGGCATGACATACGAGCAGCCTTGGGGCGATGAGGTCGGCGAAGGCTGGGGGCCGATCGTCATGGAATGTCACCGGCAACTGAATCACCTTGATCCGGGATACCGTATCGGCCAGATCAAGGAAAAGTTCGGCGGCCTCCGATACTACTTTTACAGCACACTACCCTTTGACTCAATCACCTATGACATCATGCATTACATCGTAAACGAAGCAGAAAGGCAATGTGCTCGCACCTGCGAAGTCTGCGGAACTGGCGGGCGACTGCGCAGCAATTCCGGCTGGTATAAAACCCTATGCGACGACCACGCGAAGGAGCAGCGATGAAAGTCTTTGGCGGCAAATGGAAGTGGAGCAAGAAACAGCAGGCCTTGATCTGGAAATGGAAACTGCGGAAGGTGCGAAAGCCATGACTGAGCACCAAGCCGCCTTCGACGCGGCCCTTGCTAAGTGGCAGGCCGATCCCAGCGCCGCTAACTATTGGGATGCTTGCGCCGCTGAGGAAACTTTACATAGCGGGAAACTGTTTGTCAGCACCTATTACAAGTACGACACGACTCACCGAGAAATGAAAACGGGCAAACCATGACATGCGATGTCAGATATCCGGCACAAAGTTTGGACAGGCGATGAGCGGCCACAGTCCCGGAGCGCGTAGCCCCGAGCGGTTTGAGTTGCATCGGCTGCTTGGCGTGGAAACCGTTGACGGCATCGTGATTTTGACTGTGCAGATTGCCTACGATCCTTGGGACGGCGGCAGCATTTATGACCACCTGCACGCCTTCAACGGCCTGCACGAGATATTAATTAGGGCAACCATCGTTGCCGAGGAAGTGCGGGGCCGGCAGTACGATGACCTGAGCGACGAACTAGGTATTTGACTTTGGCTAGAAATGTCCACTAGTCTGTGATGGACTTGTAAAGACTGCGACCATATACCCCGGCAACCGCTGGGGTTTCGTCATATCTGGAGATGGCATGAGCATTACCAGCAGTGACGAAATCACCGACCTAGACGAAGCCCTGCGGCATCTGTCGCTCGTGCCAGAAGCCGAGCGCGGGCCAGCATGGCGCGCATACTCCGATGCGATCCTTGAGCGCCGAAGATTGGATGAAGATGCTAACTAGAGAAAGCATTGCGGCGGTCATTGCCGATGCTGTAGGCAATCCAACCAACGGCGCTGTTGCCGAAGTCCTGCCCGCGATTACCGATGCCGTTGATGAGTTAGTGAACCCCAAGGCCAAGGAAGAGATCCGCGTGCTAGAGGTACCCGAGACGCGCTAGCGATGGCGCTGCCAAAGCCGTGCCTGGACTGTGGCCGGCTGACTGCTGGCCTTGGTAGATGCGAACCTTGCCGACTCACCGAAGGTCGCCGGGCTGACGCTGCAAGGCCAGTGCGCGAACACTATCGAGGGAACTATCAAGCCGAAGCGCGAAAGGTCAGAGCTGCCGCCGAGGTCTGCTGGCTATGTGGCCAAGGCCCCAAGGTCGGAGATCCTTGGCAGGCCGATCACGTGATATCCGGTCAGCCTGGCAGCTTCCTAGCCGCGGCCCATCGATCCTGCAATATCCGCAGATCGAAAACGAAAAACGAAAAATGAAAAATATATTTACGGCAAAAAATACGGGGAGTGGGGCAAAACTCCGGCGACACGCCCGGGAAATACCCTGATCCTAGCCATGCGTGCATCGCCGCATTTGGTGGCGGTGCCTAGGTGGCCCGTAGGCGATCCGTAGCGCATGATCGAACCATAGCACGGCAACCTAGTCATTGTTCGGCTTATTCGTGCGCCAGCGTGGCTCAGATTGATACGGCCTATTTTATCCGTTACAAGAATCTAGCCCCGGCTTATCTGTTACAATCGGCCCATGACCTGCGAAGTCTGCGGCGCTCCGTTCACCGCGCGAGCTGATGCGAGATTCTGCTCTGGTCGCTGCCGGGTGGCCGCGCACCGGCGCGAGATCTTGCCGGCAGATCTGACCAACCGCGCTCGCTGGGTTCGACATCGCGCCAAGGTTCCGCTGACCGTCGAAGGCCGCTGCGCATCTTCAACCGATCCGGCGACTTGGGCGAGTTACGCCGACGCCAAGGCCAGCGAGATCGGCGACGGCTTGGGCTTCGTGTTCAATGGTGACGGCATCGCCGGCATTGACCTTGACCATTGCCTAGCCGATGGCGTGCTGGATCCTTGGGCGCAGCAGATCCTTGACCGCTGCCCTGCCACTTATGTTGAGATCTCGCCATCAGGTACCGGCCTGCACATCTTCGGCCGCGCAATAGTTGGCGCTGGCCGGCGCCAAGATGGTGTCGAAGTCTACGATCGCGGCCGTTATTTCACTGTCACTGGCCGGCCGTTCGGCAAGCCGACGCGCAAGTTGGCCGACATCACCGGCCTTATCGCTTCGCTGTAATTCAATCCAACCTGCGAGATTAGGGACACAGCCATGTCACAATTACCCAAGCCAGTCGAGCGGCAGCGCCGCGCCGGTAATCCCGGCAAGCGGCCCATGCCATCGCTCGCATCTGTCCACGGTATCCCAGGCGCCGAAGGCGTACCTGATCCGCTGCGGCCCTTGGACGTTGAAGGTCGGCGAATGTGGGAACGCATCTGGACCAGCGGCCAGAACTGGATCGGGTCGACCACCGACATTGAATTTGTGCAATTGACCTGCGAAACCTTGGACGAGCGGCTTCGACTTCGCGCCCGCATTATGATTGACAGCGAAGTAGACCGGGCCGACCGGTCGGCGCTGCGCTCCCTTGACGATCTATTTCAGAAGCAACTCCAGCAGCTCGGCTACACGCCAGTCGAGCGCAGCCGCATCGGTGTCGCCGAAGTCAAGCGCGCCAGCAAGATTGATGAAATCTTGGCGGCGCGTGGGGCGTGAGCACCTGGCCCCCTGCGCTGCTCACCAAGGTTCCTGCCGCCGATCGCAAGCGCGGCCAAGGCGCCGAGGTTGCCACGTTCATCGAAGGTCTCTGTACTCAGGTGAAGGATTCGGTCGGCGGTCACGCCGGCGAACCGCTGCTGCTGCGGCCTTGGCAAGTCTCCCTGCTGGATCATGTCTACGCCCGGCGCCCTGACGGTCGCCTTCGGCATAAGACTGCGCTGATCGGGCTGGCGCGTAAGAATGGCAAGAGCGCGATCGGCTCAGGCATCGCGCTGCACGCGCTGCTAACCGGGCCGCAAGGTGGCGAAGTTTACAGCTGCGCCGCTGACCGTGATCAGGCGCGCATTGTATTCGGCACCGCGAAGGCGATGGTCGAAGCAAACCCGGACATGCTGAGCCGGGTCAGAATCTTCCGCGACATTATTGAAGTCCCCAAGACTGGCAGCATTTACCGGGTACTAAGTTCTGAGGCGTACAGCAAGGAAGGTCTCAGCCCAACCTTGGTGATTATGGATGAAGTCCACGCGCTGCCGAAGCCTGATCTTTGGAACGTGATGACCCTCGCGCAGGCTGCGCGCCATGACGCGCTAACGATCGGGATTACAACTGCTGGAGTGAAGGCAGACAGCACCGGCCAAGACTCAGTTTGCTATCGGCTGTTCCAATACGGTATGCAGGTTGCAAGCGGTGAGATTGACGACCCCAGTTTTTTCATGTCGTGGTGGAAGTCGCCCGACGATGCGAACCACCTAGACCCCAAGTCTTGGCTCTCAGCGAATCCGGGCTTTGGCGATCTGCAAGACCCCGAGGACTTTGCCAGCGCAGTAAAGCGCACGTCGGAAAACGAGTTTAGAACGAAGCGCATGAATCAATGGGTCAACGCTCAGACCGCGTGGCTATCTGCCGGGGCCTGGGCTGCGCTCCCAGATTGCGAAATGCCCGACAATAAAGTGCCCGTGGTCCTCGGCTTTGATGGTTCATTTTCGAACGACTCCACCTGCATCGTTGGCGTGACCATCGAAGATAAGCCGCGCATATGGTTGGTGGCATCGTGGGAAAAAGGACCGACCGATACGGCAGACTGGCGCGTGCCAGTCAGCGAAGTTGATGCGGTAATGATGCGAACCTGCGGCGCCTTCAACGTTGTCGAAGTTGCGTGCGATCCGTTCCGCTGGTCGCGCGAAATGCAAGACTGGGCAGCGGCTGGGCTACCCATCACCGAATATAATTCGAGCAGCCCAGGTCGAATGGTTCCAGCAACGGCAAAGTTCTATGACGCGGTTGGCTCTGCTGGAATATCTCACGATCATAACCCGACGCTTGAGCGACATATTGATAACTGCGTAATCAAGACCGACCGGCTAGGCCCGCGCATAGTGAAGGAACATCGGGGCAGCCCGCGCAAAATTGATGCCGCAGTTTGTGCGGTCATGGCCTTTGATCGGGCTACGCAAGTGCGCGAACAGCCGGCCCCGATGCCTGTTCCATTCTTTATTTCATAGGAGACAAGATGATTGCAGCAGCAGCGCAAATCGTAGGGCTGGTGGCCGTAAGTATAGGCGCCGCAATCATCGCCCCCGCTGCTGGTTTCATTGTTGGCGGCTTGCTGCTGATCTTGCTTGGCGTTGCGTTGGCGCGCCCGAAGGGTAGTGCCTGATGCTGGAAAGATTACTGCGGCCAAGTTCTGACGCTCGCGCCGTTTCGTTCCAGACTATCTGGGGCTCAGGCGCGGAGATGTTGCCGCGCAGTTGGTCGGGCGCTATCGTCACCAGCGACACTGCTTTTCGTATCGGCGCGCTTTACGCTTGCGTAAGGTTGCTGTCGGATTCTATTTCATGCCTGCCCGCTGATACCTTCTACCGGTTCAACGGCGAGCGCCTACCGTTTCGGCCAAAGCCTGCATGGGTAGACAATCCCGATATCGGCACGAGCCGCGAAGATCACATGCAGCAAGTCATGGTTTCGCTGCTGATTGATGGCAATAGTTTCACGCGAGTCTTTCGCGCACCTGATGGCAGCGTTGCAGCGCTGACAGTCCTTGACCCTTCGCGGGTGAAGATTCGCCGTAATTATGAGAACGGCGATATTGAATATTTACACGATGATAAAACGGTAATTAGTTACAAAGATATCCTGCACGTTACAGAACTGCGGCGCCCCGGTGCGATGCGCGGCATCAGTCGTATTGAGGAAGCGAAGCAGACCCTAGGCTTGGCAACAGCGTTGGAAGAGTTCAGCGCCAGATTCTTTGGCCAAGGTTCAGTCACTTCTGGCATTATTGAAACCCCAGCCAGTCTCACCGCCGAGCAGGCGCTAGAACTCAAGACCGCGTTCGAGTCAACTCACAAAGGATTATCGAAGTCGAATCGCGTTGGCGTTCTCGGCGGCGGCGGTAAGTTTGTCAAGACTGGCGTGGACCCTAACGAAGCACAAATGCTGGAGTCGCGACAGTTCGCTGTTGAGGAGGTCGCGCGCCTGTTCCGGGTGCCTTTGCATCTGCTGCAAGTATCGACGCCGGGAGCGATGTCGTATGCCAGCGTGGAGCAAAACGCGATCCAGTTTGCGCAATATACTTTGCGGCCTTATCTCACGAAGATTGAAACGGCCTATTCAACTCTGCTGCCAGGTGGCGCGTTCCTTAGATTCAATATGGATGCGCTCATGCGCGGAGATCTCACTAGCCGATTCGCTGCCTATTCCACAGGCCAGCAGTCCGGTTTCCTTTCGGTCAACGATATTCACCGGCTGGAAGATATGCAGCCAGCCAATGGCGGCGATGAATACCGCGTGCCGTTGGCGAACGTGAACCTTGCTGCTGCCAACATTGTTGAGACTGAGAAAAAAACAATGATGGCGCAGCGGCTGATCGGTTCGGGCTTCGACCCGGCAGACACTTTGAAAATGCTGGGCCTTCCGCCGATCGTCCATACCGGCGTGCCGCCGGTGATGCTGCAAGGCGTTGCGCAGATTGACCCAATCGACCCCGGGAGCGTTTACCCGTAATGCCATATTTCATTTCTGATTCTGCCGACGGTTGCAGCGGGTGGGCAACCGTTAAAGATGACGGCGAAGTAATCGGCTGCCATACCACGAAGCAGGCTGCAATAGACCACATGGTGGCAATCAGCATTGCGGAAGATACAGAGCCGGGCGGGATGGTGCGCGTGCTTGAAGATCGAGCGCCATCGCTGCCGCAGTATATTCGCGCCGCAGCTGCGAAGGGCTTGGAATATAACAGGGCCGGGCGTGGTGGCGACGGCCTAACCGATCAGACATTACGCGAGGCGCGGCTGCTCGCTGATGGCACAGTTTCCGATGACAAGATTGTACGCGCCGCAGCGTGGGGCGCACGGCACGCGGTAGACCTTGAGCCGGCAAAAAACAGCAACAGCAATGACCGAGAGTTTCCGGGCGCCGGCGCGGTCGCGCATTATCTCTGGGGAATCAATCCCCTTGACCCGATGCCGGCGCGTGATTGGTTTGAGCGGCAGGCCGACATGATCAAAGAAGCGAGCAGAGGAATCGACATGACAAAAATTGAGACGCGCGAAGTCCAGGTGCAAGACTTGGAACTCCGCGAAGCGCCGAGTGGTGGCATGACGTTCCGCGGCTACGCTGCCGTATTCAACTCCGACAGTCAGCCGCTCCCATTCATTGAACAGATCAGCCCCGGCGCGTTCAATCGGACCCTTGCGAATCGCCGGAATAACGTCAAGATGTTCGTGAACCACGATGACACGATGGTGCTGGCGACTACGCGGGCGGCGACCCTTCGACTGTCTGAAGATTCTCGCGGCCTGATCGCCGAAGCCGATCTGCCGGACACCACCTACGGGCGTGACCTTTCGGTGCTAATGCAGCGCGGCGATGTTGATTCAATGTCCTTCGGTTTCAGCGTTCCGAGCGGTGGCGACCAGTGGAGCAATGACGGCGGGCGGCGAACATTGAACGAAGTGCGCCTGCATGAGGTTTCCATTGTTACCGGGTTCCCTGCGTATGAAGCGACCACGGCGACGGTTCGCAAAGTCCAGCACCTGGCTACGCGAACCGCGACCGATGCCGAAGCTTTGGCCGATGCGATGCTGGCACTTGAGGCCGGCCAACTCACCGACGATCAGGCCAACCTTCTGCGGAGCGTGGTCGACAAGATCGGCCCAGAAATGGAAGCGCAGCCAGCCGCGCCGCTTTCATTACTGTCGCAAAAGTTAGATCTAATGCTGAAAGCAGTCTAAGATTTCGACCCTTAACCGGGTCGCTTCACCAGTTGCGGTGCCGCGCTGGTGGTCAGTTGCGGTGCCGCGCTGACGTTATTTATCACCCAAAACTATCAAAGGATTAATGATGAGCGATTACATCAAGACCCAACTTGACGAGCGCGTGCGCGCTTTCGAGTCGGCCAAAGAAATCATTGACCGCGCACAAGGCGAGAATCGTAGCCTTGACGCGACCGAGCAAGAGTCAGTCGATCGGGCCATGGAAGATATGGACCGCCGCGGCGCGATTGTTGCCGACATGCGCGCCCTCGATGCGCGTGAAGCCGAAGTGCGCGCCGCTGTTGCAAACCATGCAGAAGCTCGCGCCGTTGTCGAAACTGCGAAGCCTGTCACGGATGACGCGGACACAATCCGCAGCCTTGCCCGTGGGGAGATTCGTTCGGCCACGTTCGAAAAGCGCGATGTTACGAAGTCGAGCACTGGCTCACCGGTACCGACTTCGTTCTACGATCAGGTGATTCTGCTTGCTCGTGCAACTGGCCCGATGCTTTCACTTGGTACCGAGTTGGCGACAGCCGGTGGCGAGAATCTTCAGATCCCAAGACTGTCCACCTACTCGGTTGGAACAGTCAACTCTGAGGCCGCCACCTTCGGCGAGTCCGATCCGGCCTTCAGCGCGTTCATCACACTTGGCGCCTTTAAGTACGGCTTCCTCACGCAGGTATCGCGCGAACTTTTGGAAGATTCAGGCGTAGACGTGCTCTCGCTGCTGGCCACGAACTGTGGAAACGCTCTCGGCTTTGCCGTGAATACTGCGCTCACGACTGGCACCGGGACTGTCGAGCCGACCGGGATCGTTACCGCGTCAGGTTCGGGTCTTATCGGCGGCACCGGAGCTGCAACGACTGGCGCTTTCACCTACGCGAATCTTGTCAGCCTCGCGTATTCAACCGATGCGGCTGCGCGTGCGCTTCCCGGTTTCGGTTTCATGGCGAAGGGTTCGAGCATCGCTGCGATGCGCGTACTGCAAGACGGCTCGGGCCGGTTCGTATTCGAGCCGTCAATGAGCATGGCAACCCCAGATCGGGTGCTTGGCTATCCGCTTTACGAAAACCCAGCGATGGCAGCAATCGCAGCCAGCGCCAAGTCTGTTATTGCCGGACATTTCCCAAGTTACTACGTTCGCACCGTTGGCGGGATTCGTTTGGATCGCTCAGACGACTTCGCGTTCAGTGCCGACCTAGTTACCTTCCGGTGCTCGTATCGGGTTGACGGCAACCTTCCACAGACTTCACATGTGAAGCATTTTGTGGGCGCCGCAACCTAACCAAATTGTCTGGCTGGCGTCGGCGCGCAGGACGGCGCCAGCCAGGCTTCACCCTGCGAACAAAGGACAAGAATGTCGAAACCTGCAAAGCGACCCGGCAAACCTGCGCGCCGTGTCGTCAATCAACGTGCGATTCTTTGGGCGAGCAATTCACCTTGGGCGCCGACCGGATACGGAACGCAGACCGCGCAAGTCACTAAGCGGCTGAAGGATGATCGGCACCGCGTAGCAGTTGCCAGCAATTACGGGCTTGAGGCCTTCAGTTTCGAGTGGAACGGGATCAAGCAATTTCCTCGCGGCTTCGACATGTATTCCAATGACGTAGTGCCAGCGCACATGGCAGCGTGGGAGCATGAAAACCCCGGCTTCGATCCGCTGTTGATGACCCTTTATGACGTGTGGATTTACAAGGGCAAGCAGTGGGATCTGCTGCCGAGCATCGCGTCTTGGGTTCCGATAGATCACATGCCCGCGCCGCCGATTGTGATGAAGTTCCTCAGCAAGCCGAATGTCACGCCAATCGCGATGAGCCAATTCGGCAAGGCGATGATCGAGCGCGAAGGCGTCGAATGTTTGTACGTTCCGCACGCCATCGAAAAAGTCTTTATGCCAACCGCATCGGTGCCACTGCCGAAGGGCGGCGCGCTAACTGGTCGCGGATTCATGGAAGTCGGCGAGGATAAGTTTGTCGTCGGAATGAACGCCGCGAACAAAGGCAAGGTGCCGAACCGCAAGGCGTTCCCTGAGGCGTTCCTTGCCTTCGCGCTATTCGCGAAAAAGCACGACGATGCGGTGCTTTATATCCATACCGAGGACCGTGGCGGCATGGGCGGAATCAACTTGCGGGAACTAGCCGAAGCCTGCGGCATACCTGATCACCAGATCACGTTCGTTGACCAGTACGCGTACCGCATCGGGATTCCGCAGGAGATGCTCGCGGCAATCTATACCGCGATTGATGTCTTGCTAATGCCGAGCATGTCGGAAGGCTTCGGCATCCCGATCATCGAAGCGCAGGCCTGCGGCACTCCGGTTATCGTCACCGATTCAACCGCGATGCCAGAGTTGCTGGGCGATGGCTGGCTGGTCTCTGGGCAGCCGTGGTGGGATTCTTTGCAGAACGCCTGGATGGTCGCGCCCTCGGTGCCGTCGATTGTTGAGGCGTTGGAAGATTCGTACCAACGGGGCCGGCAGCGCTCGCAGGTGGCCATTGACTTCACGGCGCAATATGACGCGGATTATGTTTTCGAGACGTACTGGCGCCCGGCGATTGCGGCCATACCGTGATTCCGGTGATGATTGTGCCGATACTTGCCGGGCCGAAGATCCTGTACGCGATGCTCGACTCTATCGACTACCCGGTGGCGAAACTGATCATTATTGACAACGGGGATTGCCTGAACACTTCGACCGGCTGGCCTGTCGAGCATGTTCAATCGACGAAGGTGATCAAGATGCCGGCCAACTTAGGCGTTGCCGGTTCATGGAATCTGGGAATCAAGGCGGCACCCTTCGCGCCTTGGTGGCTGATCGTGAACTTCGATATCACTTGGCCCCCGGGGTCGCTGAAGATGTTTGCCGAGCAGGGCAGCGCCGACGAGATCCTGCTGAGCCGATGCCCTCAGCCGTGGTCGGCTTTCACCATCGGCGAGAACGTGGTGCGCCGTGTCGGCCTGTTCGATGAAGGATTCCACCCGGCCTATTTTGAGGACAACGATTACGCACGCCGCTGCGCTGATGAGATCATCAGGCCGGCGCCGATACCAGTACGACATGAAAACTCCAGCACCCTAGCTGCTGCCGATTACGGCGAAAAGAACAACCGCACCTACCTGTCGAACTTGGATTATTTCCAAGGCGGCGGGGGCGGCTGGAGCCTTGACCGAAGGCGGGCCAACTCGTGGGATTGACTTTGCCGAAAGACGTGACCGGCTTCTGCGATTCGCGCAAGGGTGAGACCGCTTGGGTGTTAGGTTCAGGTGCAAGTCTTAACCATGTGCCGCGCTGGTTCTGGTCTGATCGGTTGGTGGTCGCCACCAACTTTGTCGGACTTCGGCTAGACATTCCAGACTTCTACGCTGTCACGCATTACCACTGCGATGCGGCAATAATCGCGGCGCAGCGGCCCGATGTCCCGGTGATCGCACCGATCATAGATCAGGGTGGTATCGCCGCGATACCAGTGCCACCGCAGGCTGAGAACATTTACTACATGAAAACAGGGACGCAAGCCTACGCGCAGTTCGATTGCGCAGAGTTGTGGCCGAGCGAACCTGACACGCTCGTGGTCGGCCCGACATCGCTCCACATGACAATGCACTTTGCCGCCTACCTTGGTGCACGGCATATCATTCTTGCCGGTGCTGACTGTGGGACGTTAGATGACGCGAGCAACTTTGATGGGTATGCGCCCGGTGATAATCCGATGGGTGTTTGGGAGCGTTCACTTCGCGATGTCGCCAACCAGTTCCGAAGTCAAGGCGTGTCGGTGATGTCGCTGAATCCGTTTGCTAATTTTAACCTTGAGGGCCACCAGTTTCGTTCCAGTTCTGTCAGCATAAATTAGGAGTATCCATGACGTTATACGCGAGCGCGGCGCAGATCAAAGCAGCGCTGCGAATAACTGACAGCGTAGATGACACTCTAATAACTATGGCTGGTAGTGCCGCATCAGATTTAATCGACGGTTATTGTGGTCGGCATTTCCATCTCAGTGGAACGGCCACGCGATTCTACGCGCCGAACGACAATTATGTTTTGCAGACTGATGACCTGGCCGGCACAGCAGTAGCGATCCAATCTTCGACCGGGGCTGATGGCGTTTACGATGTCACTTGGGCCGCTACCGATTACCAACTTGAACCGCTGAACGGTGTCACCGCTGGCCAGGTTGTCCCTTACTCGCGCATCAGGGCAGTTGATAATTATTTCTGGCCAGTTGCTGGCGGTGAGGCCACCGTCAAAGTCACAGCGCAGTTTGGCTTCCCGGCGGTTCCCGTCGTGGTCGTGCAGGCCGCGGTGCTTCAGGGGAGTCGGATCTTCACGCGGCTTCAATCGCCGCTAGGTATTGCCGGGTTCGGGGATATGGGCGTGGTCAGAGTTTCGCGACAACTTGACCCTGATGTTGCGCAGCTAGTCGAGCCGTTCCGAAGAATGATGGGTATCGCGTGACCACGATGACCACGATTCGCACCGGACTGGCCGCGAACCTTGCCACCATCACTGGGCTGCGAACTGCTGCGATTATGCCTGACGCGATAACCCCGCCGGTCGCGATCGTGGTCGCCGAAGGAATCACCTTTGACAGTGTTATGGCCCGCGGCTTAGATGAATACTCATTCACTGTGATGGTGATTGTTGGCCGCGCTGATGCGCGTACTTCGCAGAATAAGGTTGACGACTTCTGCAATCCTACCGGCGCCGGTTCAATCAAAACGGCGATCGAATCCGACCGCACCCTCGGCGGTGCGGCTCAAACTCTTCGTGTCACCGAGATGCGAAGTTACACCAGCATCACTGCTGGTGATGTTGTCTATCTGGCCGCAGAGTTTGCGGTCACCGTTTACGCCTAGGAAGGGCTAAGACATGGCTAAGTTCGTAACGACTGATTACAAAGTCACAATCAATGGCACTGATTTCTCCACCTCGCTCGCCAGTGTTGAATTGGCTATCGAATCCGATGATGTCGAGACCACGGCATTTGGTTCGACATTTCGCACCCGCATTGGTGGATTAAAAGCCGCCAGCCTAACGCTAGAGTTCATGCAAGACTTCGGCGCCTCATCCGTAGACGCGACGCTGTTTCCCTTGCTGAACACCTTGGCAACCGTCGTGATGGTGCCAACATCCTCGGCAGTATCCGCGACGAATCCAAGCTACACGGCGTCGTGCTTGGTCAATCAGTACTCGCCTTTGGCGTCATCTGTTGGCGATCTCGCCACCTTGTCGGTAACTTGGCCGACGTCTGGCACCGTTACCCGCGCAACTGCCTAACCCTTCGACCCTTCCATAGGAGAGCCTGCGATGAAAATGAAACTCGATGTGAAATACAACGATGGTGCCACCGCTGTGGCCGTAGCCGCAGCGGTGGACTTCGTTAGGTTCGAAGAAACGTTTGACCGTTCTGTTGCAAAGTTTGGCACGGAACTGAAGTTTACCGATCTGTGCTGGCTGGCGTGGCACGCTCTCCAGCGCAAAGACAAAAACCTCGGCGAGTTCCACGAATGGCTTGACGATGTTGAGGGCGTCACGTTTGGGGAAGATTCTGAGATCGTCCCTTTGGAGAGTCCAGCCAGCATTGGGGAATAGTCCATCTGGCTTACGAGTTCCACCTTGCGCCGTCAGTGATCTTGGCTGAGTCTGATCGAATGATTGTGACGATGCACAGATACTTGCGCTGGCGTAGTGTCGAAATGAATAAAGGCAGAAGGAAGGGCTAGCCGTGCCGCTTAGTTTCCACGTTGAAGGCGTGCCCGAGTTGATTAACCGGATCAGCAAGTTCGACAAGGAAGTTGCGAAGATACTGAATCGCGAAGTGAAAGAGGGCGCCGACGTCGTGGGCGCCTATGCGCGGAGCCTTGTGCCGGGCGGTAACGCGCTGGAAAACTGGGGCCAGTGGAATCTTAAGACCGGCAAGGCTGGCACCGTTGGCGTTGTCTCGCTGTCTCAGGGCAGCCGAGATCTTTCGTTTGATGGTTCGGCGGTTGCTCGCGGTATCAAACCCCAGGCAGTGAAAAGCAACAAGCGCGGCGTCGTTGTGGGGTACAAGGCCCGCGTGGTGATGTCGACAGCTGCGGGCTCGATCTGGTCTTTGGCCGGGTCTCGGAACAAAAGCAAGTCAACGATGGGGCCGAATCTTAATCGGGCGTTCCCTGATCCGCGTTGGCCGCGAGCGCTAACCCCGGCGCTGCACGCCAAGGGGCCGCAGGCTCGCAAAGAAATTGAAGATGCAATCGACCGCGCAATAGCAGCCGTGAACAGATAGGGAGCAGCGAAGTGGCTAAGGCACCTATCAATGTTTCAATTGCCGGCGATTACAATGACAAAGATATCAACCGCGCAATCAGAGATCTGAACAGCCTCAAGGTCGGTGGCACCGATACTACTGGCGCGTTCAGTAAACTTGGTGTTGCGGGCATCGCGATGGGGGCAGCGATTGGAACGGCCGCAATAGGGGCTGCTGCTGCTGGCGCAAGAATGGCTGTCCAGTTTGGCGTTGATTCTGTTGGAGCCTTTTTAGAAGATGAAGCCGCAGCCACAAAACTAGCGACAACCTTGAACAACCTTGGGTTCAGTAAAGCGACACCTGAAGTTGAGGCGATGATAGACGCGCAGCAACGCTTGACAGGGATCGCCGACACCGAACTACGCCCCGCTTTTGACCGCTTGATAAGAGCCACTAGGGACGTCGGTCAAGCCTCACAACTGCTGGTCCTTGCGCAGAACGTTGCTGTAGGAACCAGCAACGAGCTCTCGGCAGTGACAGCAGCGTTGAGCAAGGCTGCGGTGGGATCGACGACTGCTCTTGGGAAACTCGGTACAGGCATAACCGCAGCAGAATTGAAAGCAAACAGCTTCGAGCAGAACATTCAACGACTGAACGAGATCTTCAACAATCAAGCACAAACCGCTGCACAAACTTACCAAGGCCAGATAGCCCGGCTTGGTGTCGCGTTCGGTGAATTGCAGGAGTCCTTCGGTCGTGGATTCGTGCAGCAGCTTGGTAACACGACTGACAAGACTAACGAACTGATGACCGCGATGAAAAACGCGGAGCCCGGTATTCAGCGGCTCGGCGCGACCGCAGCAGATGCGACTATCGGTGTGGTTGATTTGGCCGGGTCTCTTGGTAGGGCTGACGCTGCAACGCAAGAGTTCGGGCGCCGCATCACTAGCGGTTTATCCCTGAATCTAATCGCTCTTGGCAATGCGTTCGGTGTAGTCACTGATAAGGAGTTCCTAGCAGCGCAGGCAGATCGTGATTACTACATACAGACTGGCAAGACAAGTCGCGCCGTGAGTGTCAGCTTAAGCGCGATACAGCTTCAGCAGCGCGTGCTGGCGAAACTCAAAGGCGAGTACGTTACAGCCTCTGGCGCTGCTGCTGGATTTAGTGCAGCGCAAACCGATATGGCTGTTGAGATAAGCGATGCAAGCGCCGCGATCATTAAACAGTTCGCTGCAATAAATTACTTGCAGCAAGATATGCAAGACGCTGGAACTAGGGCTATTGCTTTAGCCGGGGCCGATGATACTTTGCGGCTTGAGTCTGATCGGGCAGCGGCAGCCGCTACCGCTCTGGGTTCGTCTACTGGTGGCGCAGCAACAGCATCAGACACATTAACCAAGGCGCAAGAGCGCGTGGCGAAAAAGATTGAAGATGCTCGCACAAAAACTGATGCAGCAATCCAAACCTTTAAGGGCTACCGCGATTCAATAGCCGAATCTTTAGTGGGGATGCTTGACCTAGGTGCAGCATTTGAGGCGTTCACTACACGTCAAACAAATTTGGCGACAGCACAAAAGGAACTGACCGACTTCCAAACCACCATCGTCGGTGAGGCTACAGATTCACAGATCGTAAGTTTGACAAAACTGCAAGCGGCATACCATGATGCTTCGGCAGCATCAGCAAAAGGTTCGCAGAATGTTGTGGAAGAGTTTGAGGCCCAGGGCAGGAAGTTGGCCGAGTTCGGACAAAACTTGTCATTACTTCTTGCTAACAACTTGGGCAAGCCTGCCTTTCATGCGATAGTCAGTATGGGTGCTGACCGTGGTGCTGAAGTCGCTGCTGCGCTAGTCGGTGGAATAATCAGCGAGAACGTTGCGCGAGTAAATTCGGTTTACGATTCAATAGACAAAATGGCGCTGTCTGTCGCCAATCAAGGCGTGACGGCTTTCGAGCAAGTCGGATTAACTATTGCTTCGGCGATGATTGAAGCGATGCTTGTTGTCGTGAACGGTAAGGGCCGTGCAAGGTTGAAGGCAATGCTTGACGACTTGAACAATGCGATGAATGTGGCTGCTGCTGGTGGACCAATGCCAGCAGCACCTGTTGGCGGTTCTAGCAGGGCGCCAGCGGTTCCGTTCGTAGATGCTGGAGGCGTTACTAGATTGCTCACGCCTCGCGCCGAAGGTGGCCCGGTGTCTGCTGGGCGTTCCTACATGGTGGGCGAAGTCGGCCCGGAACTGTTCACCCCTTCGCGCTCCGGGAACATTACGCCGAACAGCGCGATGGGTGGCAACACTTACCAGATCACGGTGCAGGCCGGTGTCGGTGATCCTCGCGCTATCGGCCAGCAGGTTGTCGAATACATCAAGAAGTTCGAGAAGGCCAACGGGCCTGTCTTTACGGCAGCGTAATGGCGACCCGCGTCCAGATCGCCTTCGACCTAAGCGCAACAGCCGGGGTCAACTTCTTCACCCTAGATGACACAGATAAGGGCGTGCTCGATAACACGGCCTATCTGCTTGGCGGTGACGTACTCATTGACGTGACCAGTTATGTGCGCGACTTCTCGGTGAAGCGTGGCCGGTCAACAACGTTGGCCAAGTTCACCGCAGGCCAAGCGAACGTCACCCTCGACAACCGCAGCAGGATCTTCGACCCAACCTTTACGACGGGCACCTACTACGGGCAGATACTTCCGCGGAAACAGATCGTCATAGACCGCGACAGCGAAACGATCTACACCGGACTGGTGGAGGATTGGAACTTTAACTATGACGTCAGCGGGCAGAGCCTCGCTGAGGTGTCGGCGTCCGATGGTTTCACTCTCATCGCGAATCAGACTCGGACCGCTGGCACCGCGACCAGTGAACTTACTGGGGCGCGCATCGCTGCGGTCTTGACTGAGATCGGCTGGCCACTAACGCAGCGCGTCATCTCTGTCGGGCAAGCAACGCTAGATGCTGACGTGGTGAAAGCGACAGACAACGCACTGACCTACATGCAGCAGGTGGAGTTGAGCGAACCGGGGGCGCTGTTCATTGGCAAAGCAGGTGAAGTCGTATTTAAGGACAGGGCGGACCTGCAACTATTCACCGCAGGTCTCACCTTCGGCGGCACCGGTATTCCCTTTACCGAGATGGGCGTCGTGTTCGGGTCTGAGGAACTGCTGAACACTTCAGCAGTGACCTTCACCAGCGCCGGGGTTATCGCCGGGACCGCAATCGCAACCGACGCGACGAGCGTCACGCAATACGGAACGATAGACGAAACGTTGAACACGCTGCTAAGCACTAGCGCGCAAGCCGACGCCCTCGCCGCTAATCGTGTCGGCACGTTATCGCAGCCGAAGTATCGCATCGATGCGGTGACCGTTTCGTTGGAAGGCTGCACCAGCGCGCAAGCATTGCAGGTGCTGGATGTTGAACTTGGTGATGTCGCAACGGTGACGTGGACTCCGAACAGTGTTGGATCGGCAATCTCGCAGATTGTTACCGTCGATCAGATCGAACATCAGGCTGCACCTGATCGGCACAACGTGACGTTCACGATGTCAGAAACGATCGCCGCGTTCATTCTTGATGATGCCAACTTTGGTGTGCTCGATGAAGATATTCTCGGATTCTAGGAAAGGAAAATAGATGGTCGCCTTTGTTGCTTCAACCGTGTTGACTGCCGCTAACCTCAACTCGGCATTTAACGCGCTTACCATTCGGACAGTCACGGGAACCTCCGACACTCTGGTGCTCGCCGACAACGGCGGCGCAGTCACCTACAGCAATGCGAGCGCGACCACATCGACCATCCCACCTAACTCGTCGGTTGCTTACGC